CCATCGCCGCCTTCCACTGTTGATTGCGTGTCGCTATCATTCGTTACGGCCGACGGAAGGAATCGAACCCTCGTCAAGCGATTACGAAACGCTCGCTCTGCCAATTGAGCTACGCCGGCGGACTGCTACTCCGACGTAGTTGTCTCCTCGCCATCGCCGCCGGAGAAGTTCGCCTTGTCGATTTCATCGGCGATCGCCTCATGGGCCGGCGTCCCATCCCGGGCCAGCATGTTGCCGACCTGCCGCAGCATTTCCTTGAGGATCCCCGGCACCTCGTCGGGGACGAATCCGCAATCGGCGGCGAACGTCTTGACGTTGTCCAGCATTTCACCGAGCGGCTCGAGCACGAAGTCGCGGTTATAGTGGGCCTGATAGCCCAGTTCCTCGGCGGCGTCCTCGGGCCGGATGTCCGTCCCGGTCGCCATGACGACGGCCTGTCGCATCAACTCCAGTTCCGTGCGCTCCAACTGCGTGGCGGTCGCCCTGAGTTCGTTGTCGAGGTCCGTCCGCTCGATGGCGAGCTTCAGCCCGCTGCCGGAATTCGCCTGAATCTCGGCCATGCCGCCCCGGAACTTCAGCAGCCGGAGGATCTCGCCGAGGTACAGCAGCAGCCATTCTCGCTTTTCGGTGATGTGCCCCACGTCGCCCTGCACCACCTGGAGTTTGGCCTCCGGGTGGGCGACCTTGAACAGCGTGCCGGGCCCGTAGGAGTCCGGGAGGTCGTCGCTCTGCACGCCCGACAGCACCCAGCGGGTGACCGCGGCGATCAGGTCGGCGTCGGCCTGGCTCTTGGCGTTCATGGCGACCTTCGCCACCACCGCCGCCCGCGTCAGCAGACCAAGCGGCACCCCGCCCTGGCCGATCTTCTGCGACTCGGCGACGTACAGTTTCGCCACCGGCGCGCAAGTCAGGGCGTTCTCGCCCTCCCCCACCAGGATCACTTCGATGACTTCCTCCCCCTTCTCGTCGACGCGGCGGCGCTCCGCCCACAGCCGCCATCGGCCGGGGGCGACCGTCAGGAACGTTCGCTCCCCGCGCGCCCCGTCCCGTTCGTCGGGCCTGGGCGTCTCGCCCAGGGCGTAGCGGCTCCACAGGAAGTTCCGAGACCCGTTCACCGCCCACTCCACCCTCTCCAGCGGCGTGAACTGGAGGAAGTACGGGCGAATGTTGTGGGTCTGCTCGTCGGCCCGGGTGGCGATCTCGACCCCGTCGGGCGCCCGGCTCATCTGCGTGACGAGGTCCACGCCGGTGGCGTAGTGGTTCCACGCCGCCCGGTTCATGAACGCGTCGATGGGCGTCCCGCCGGCGTCGCAATCGGCGATCAACCTGCCGATGAGTTCGGCGTAGCGGCCTTTGACCTCGCGCCTCGGCGGGGTCCGCCAGAGGTTGTCCATGCGGATGCGAATCCCGTCGCGGCACATGTCCAGCGGCACGGACATCATCCTGCGGTAGGCGTAGTCGTCGGCGTGCTCCTTCTTGGAGAACTGCGGCAGGTACGTCCCCGCGGCCAGCACGTCGAGGGTCATCTCCGACACGTCCGTCTCCAACTGCCACCGCGGGGCGTGGAGCTCGTACATCGCGCCGGTCTGTGAGGGGAGCCATTGGGCCATTGATCTCTTCCGCCTATGCGGTCATCAGGTGTAGGACATCTGCCGCGCTTCGGCCTGGGCGGGCGCTTGCCGGTTGACGTAGAAGTACCGGAGTGCGTCCATCGGGTGCTCGAACGGCTCCTGCGGCTTCTGCGGGTCGTCGACCCATTGGCCGTTGAGTTTCCGGAGCTTGTAGCCCTCGAACGCCTCGATCAGGCGGGGGCACTTCTCCGACACCGTCAACCGGGCGGGCCCGGCGGCGGGCTTCAGCGCGCCGCGGATCAGTTGGACGCCGTTGGCGATGGTCGTCGCCCACGCGTCCGTCCGGTACAGGCAGTGGATGCCGTGCGACCGGAACACGTCGATGCTGGAGTAGCCCGTCTGATCGCTGCGGCTGCGGCCGGCGGGGTCGCAGAACGTCGCCTCGATGGGGCGCTGCCGGTCCCGCTCGACGATGGCCTTCGCGTGGTCGTGGACCGTCGTTTGCTGGGCACAGTACTCATCCACCACCGCGACGCGGCCGGTCTTGTCGACCTGGAACCACAGGCAGACGAAGTTGTTGAGCCCCCAGTCGATCGCCCGGTAGGTCGGCAACGCCGGGTCGAGCCCGATGTCGCGGACGTGATCGGCCCGGCCGAACTGCGGGTACACCAGCCCGTCGAGGCTGGGCCGCTTGCACTCGACCTCGGCGTCCCAGGTGGCGCGGTCCCACTGGCCGGCGAAGACGATCAGATCGTCGATGACCGTGATGCCGCAGGACTGCTCGGCCGCGATGCCGACGGGCCACTGGGCGTCCGCGTGGACGCTCCGGGCCTTCTTGCGGCAGGCGAACTCGAGCGGGCAGGCGTCGCAGCCCTTGCCGCCGCCGTGCCGGTCCCGGTCGCAACGGGAGATCGACTCCCAGACGTTCCAGCGGTGGATCCGCATGTGCCCGTCGGCGGCGCGCTTGACCAGTTCGCCCATGAGCCCGTCGACGCGGTGCCAGGTGGACGTGTCGATCGTGCGGGCCCGGACGCCGTGCCGGGTGGCCAGCATGCCGGTGGACGCCTTCCAGATGCCCGGGTCGATCTCGTCGACCTCATCCCGCAGCAGCGTCTGGACCTTCGGGCCGCGGACGGACTTCTGCGAGGCCGTCAGGATCGACAGTTCGCCGACGTCCAACTGCGTCCGCCGGGCCAGCGGCTTATCGACCAGCCGGTCGGCCAGGACGCGATAACACCAGTTCGCCCAATACTCGTACATATTGCGGGCCTGATCCGCCGAGCCCGAGAGGATGCGGCTGTGGAGATCGATCGCGGGTCCGTCCTCGCCGGCCTGATCGGCGAAGCGGTACTGCAGGGCCGCCAGCAGCGACCCGGCCAGCGTCTTGCCGCCCGAGCGGTTCGCCCAGACCAGCAGGCTGTCGGCGGGATTGAACACCGCGTCGGCGACGAACCCGAAGGGGCTGCTGTGGCCGGGCGTGAACGCCTTCCAGGGCAGCCTCACGCCGAAGTGGTGGGCGATGTAGCCCCACAGGGCCTTTCTCGTTCGCGGACGTTCCACACCCGTCTACACCTGCGGCATGCCCGGCAGGGCGATGCGCGCCCTCGCAGCCTCGGCCAACTGCGCCTGCACGGCCTCCAGGGCCTTCGGGTAGGCGGTTTCTCTGCCCGCCTCCATCTGCTCGAACGCCTGCTCGATGGTCTCGGCCGGGATGGTGAAGGTGAACTCGAACCTTCCAGCCCGCCCGCAGTCCTTGATCGGGCCGGTAGCGTGGCCGATGTAGGTGACCGGGCTGCCGTCCAGCGGCACGTGGGCGGTGATCCGCCGCCCGTCGCTGCAGGCGTACTCGCGGATCTCGTAGAAGACCGGCCCCGCGTCCGGCTTGGGGTTCTCTGCGTCCTTGGGCTTGTCGCTGTCGCTCACTGGAACCGCTCCATGATGTTGAAGAACTGGAGTACTTCCCGCATCTCGGCGGCCGAGACCGGGACGTCCCCCTCGCTCGGCCCGCCCCGCTCGCGGCGGAACGCCGCCTGCATGACCGCCTCGACGTCCTCGCGATCGAGGCTGCCGATCCGATCGAGGATCCCCCGAATCGCCAGGGCGGTCTCGGCGGTCTGGCCCGTCGCCATTGTCACCCGCTACGCCTCCGCCGGGGCGGCCTCGTCGGGTTCTGCCGGGTCGCCGTCGTCGATTGGCTCATCATCCGTCGGTCCGCCGTCGCGGGCGGCCTTGAACTCGTAGAACGCCTGCACGTCGTCGGCGTCGATCCCGGCGGGCGCCTGTCCGCCCATGTGGTTGGCCGTCTGGCTGACGTTGACCTCCGGCCGGCCCGGGTCGCCGAGGGTGAACTTCAGGATGTCCACCGCCGCCTTCCGCTGGACGTCCGCGCAGGCCTTGGAATCCGTGGCGATGAGCTTGCCGAGGCGACCCACCGCCCCCTGTGCGTACCGTGCGGCGAGCCGCCGGGCCTCGTCGATAAAGCCCTGCACGGCCGCCTTGATCTTCGGCTGCAGTTCCGGCCGCCGGACGCCGCGGGCGATCTGACCGACGTGGACCTCGCTAAGCCCGAACTCCTCAGCGAGTTGCGAGTAGCTCCGGTCCCCCTTGGCGATCGCCAGCACCAACTCGTCGTCGTCGTAGTTCTTCAGCGGCGTTCCCATATTC